CCTCCCAAAGAGCCAATTGATAATTTTGCACGTCCAATATTTAGATTTTTAGCAATCAAATTATCAAAATTGAAAATAGCTTGTTGCTTTTTATGAATATTAAATCCATTTGGAATAAATGAATTTATTGCAGTATCTAATTTTTGTAAATCAATTTCTTTTTCTTGCAACTCAACTGTAAGCATTCCACAGCCAATATCAACTCCAACTAAATTCGGTGTTACTTTGTCTTTAATTTTAATTGTAGTTCCAATTGTGGAACCTGCACCTGGGTGGCAATCTGGCATAATTCGAATTTTTGAAGTTCGATACGCTTCAAATTTACCAAGTTCTTTTATTTGCTCTAATGCCATATTTTCAATAGTTTTAGCAAATATTTTAATATCTGAGTATTCTCTTTTAATAATTTTCACTTTTATATATTTTAAATGATTAATAAAGTTGTTAACAGTGTTTTGGACGTAATTTTAATTTTTCAAAAAGAAAATAATGTCCCTTTTGGTAATTTGTAAAATTCTTGTTTTTTTACTATTTTCATATAAATAATATTTAATTATTAGTAATTATTTTAATTTGATTATTTGCCAAGTGAAATATATTTAAGCAATTTTCATTAAGGACAATTAATACTCGTATTTATCTCCTGTTAAAATTTCATATAATTTAATATAATCGTCTTTTGTTTTTATATGTTCAAGTTCTTCCGAACCTTCTCCGTATTGTTCAATAAAAACTTTTCCATCTATTACATCACAAGAGAAATTATCTCCGAACATAAAACCTATTTCATTTAATTTTTCCATTTTATTAAAAATAATTGATTAATATTTATTTCAGATATTTGCTAAGTGATTTTTAATCACTTAACATATTGCTTAAAACAAAAAAATGTAAAAACATTTTTCAGTTTAAGCAAGTGCAACGTTAAGCATAATAAATAATTAAACTTCGTATTTCTTATTGTAAATCAGGTAAAATGTAATATTCTTTAATTCTATCATAATAACCAAAAGTATTACAATAGTTAATACTTAGCCACGTGGGTTCTTCTGTGTTCCAGTCAAACCAAAGGGCAATGTATTCGTTTTCGTAAATACATAGGCAAGGAATTAATTTATAATAAACAATTCCTTCGTCAAGGTCTGGTCGTTCTTCTACTATTCTTGGTGGCAATTCGTTTTTTGTATTTTTCTTTTCTAAATTTAGCATATTTTTTAGTTAATTATAATTAATGTACTTACATATTGACTTTTTGTTGTCAGACCATACTCGGCAAGTGTGTCTATAATATTTTTCAGTTTTGATTGAGTAAAGTTCTTTGGTAAAATTCCAAGTGTTTTAAGATATAAATACAACGTATTTATTTTGAAGTTATATATTTTGGAATTTGCGAATAAGAATTTTAGTAGGTAGAAAAAAGCAAACGCGTCAAAGTCGCCATGAAAATTTATGTTTTTAAATAGATTGTTATTGAAAAATATTTTTCTTTGATATGTTTGCATAAAAAAAACCTGTAAACGAGAGTAGGGGCGTTTCAGGTTAATTTTATGCAAATATTTTGAAATGTTTTTAAATTACCCTTACAGTTCCTACTCTGTAATTATTATAATTTATAACGGCAAAATTAATACTTTATTTTATATAAACAAATTTATTTTTATTTATTTTCTAATTTGTAATTTGTAATTAAAATTTCAGTTCGCATATTCCTTATGTTTTTTCGTTTCGTAATAGGAATAATATTTAATTTACGTTCTTTGGCTAATTTAATAATAATAGAATTGTCAAACTCACTTATTGCCATGTTAATACCACAATTAACTGAAATATCTAATAAGTCAATACTATCAGATACAGCCCAGCCCTTTTGGTAAGAAATACGCTCATTGCTTCCTAAATATGGCGGGTCTGAATAAATAAAACTATCTTTTTTATTTGTTAAAGATATTGATTTTAAAACATTCCTAAAATCTTTGGTTAAAAACTGACAATTATGTTCGTTTAGAAATTTAAAAGTTTTTTCTATTCGTGAAATTGCCGTTTTTAAAGATGTCCTACATTCTATTTTTAAAGTGCCGTCCAGTCCAAAAAAACCAAAATTATTTAAATAAAGAAATTTTATAGCTTTCATTATGTCATCGGTAAAATCTGTTTTTTTTAACCAATTCCAAATCCCCTGATGGTAAGGTATTGTTTCCAAAACATTTTTAAATTCGTTCTTTTTTAATAAAATTACTTTAAATAAATTAGAAATATTATCATCAATATCATTTAAAAAATTATATTTTGCAATAGGTCGCTTGTTAAAAAACATTCCGCCAGACCCTACATTAAACGAAATAAAATTTTTATGTTCGGGAAAGTGTGGGATAATTTTTTTATATATAGCTTGTTTACTGCCGACATATCTTAATATCATGTTTTATTTAATTTGTTATTTAATTAAAAAGACTTCGCAATTCCAAATTAAAACTTCAATCTTGTATTTGATATTGTTTCATATTTTATTTATAGTTTCTGCAAGCCAATTAATAAATTTAAAAATCAATTTTGAAGGTTTACTATTGAAAAAAGATTTTTGTATTTTTCATGTTATTTTATTTAATATGTAAAAGTTTGTAGGTCTGTTTTATTTACAGTTTCCAACAACAGACAAATCTAAATAGCTGTTTAAAACGCTAATATCTGCCGTGTAAGGTATGGTTAAATTTTTCATTAATATTTTGCTATTAAAAATAATAGTCTCAAATTTCATACTTATTAGTTCGTTTAAATATTGATTTTTATACAATTTAATTAGCAAACTAATTGCCAAGCTAAAAATAGTATTCCTGTCATATTTTTTGGTTACTTCAAAAAAATTATTAATTGTTTCGTCAAAATCGTCGGGGACTTCTTTAAATGATTTTACATGTAACCACTGTAAAGATTTACGAATTTTATTGTATGCTTGTTTGTTTTTTTGTTTTAAATTCTCATCAATAAAACATTCATTTATTATTTCGGAAAGCAAAGATAGTTTTGCGAAATACTCTAATATTTGTTTGTCTTTTTTCATATTTCATTGTATTTTGTTATCGTGTTGTAATATTCTTTACTGACTGTTTTCCAATGAATAAAAAATTCATTTGCTATCTGTTTGAAAATTTCAGTTTTATTAACTGGTTCTTCTGCTTGTTTTATTGCTTTATAAGTCGCATATCGCCAGCTCACGCTATAAATTTTTGTTTCGGAAAGATAGTAATTTAAAAAAGCAATAGGAATAGTTTTATTTATCATAGTTCAATTTATTAATGAAATGCAAATATATACTAAAAAAAGTATATACCAAAATTTATTTTATATTTATTATTAATTTATTTTTACAATATTAATGTCTTAAAACTATGCAATGGCTTTTTGGAATAAATTTAAAAAAAAAAAACAAAAGCAAACTTTTGTAAAAAAAAAATATACCGGCTCAGATATATCTGGGTTTGGAAACACAACTGCCGATTGGTTGAACTGGAGTAGTCAGTATGCCTATTATAAGGCATACCAAAATATTCCGCAATTAATGGCTGTTATTAATAATTTGGCAAAAGCATACATAAATGGAGACAAAACAATAGTATCAGAAAAAAAAATAAAAAAAACGCTCATTGATAATATTTTAGAATATCCAAACCCGCTACAATCAAAATATGAATTTTGGGAAACTTTTTATAAAAATTACGCTTTATTTAATAGGGTTCATGTTTATAAGGTGCAAACACAAATAGGACTTCATCAGCTAATAGTTCTCCCAACTATTGATGTTGATATTGTAGGAAAAAGTTTTGATATAAGAAAATACAACGCATCTTATAATGGGCAAAGTGTTCAATTAGAAAATGAAGAAATAGAGAAATTACAAAAAGATTTTAGAAAATATAGCCTTGCAGAAGGCGATTACAAATATTTAATTACAAAAGCTAATATCCAATGGACACCGATGACGGTATCTGTGGAAAGTATGAAATTTACAGAGGGGTTGCAATTAGATACAGATGTTATTTGTGATATATTTAATTACCCTGGCATATTACTCGCAGGCTCGCAAAGGCAAAGCAAATATGCAAATATGAACGAAGCGAGGCAATTTCTTTATACTGATAAGATAATGCCTGACGCAAGAATTATAGACTTCAGCTTTAATGCTAACTTTAAAGAATATTTGTTTGGAGACAAACTTTTTACGGATTATTCGAATTTAAAAGTTTTGCAGGAAAATCAAAAAATAATAGCAGAAACAAATAAAATCAACAATGAAAATATAGCATTGATAAACAAACAAATAGCAACAGGAATAATTACGAGAGACAATGCAATAAACCAATTAACACAGCAAGGATACAATTACGATAATGCTAATTTAATTTTAACAAATTATGTTAAACCAACAAATGAAATATAAAGAAAAAATAAAAGACAAACCAGCATTTAAAAGTAGTAATAAAAAATCCACAATAAATGTAAATAGAAAAAGTCGTATTATTTCAGGAATAGCAAACACATATTTTTTTATAGATAATGACGGCGACATGTTAATACCTGGTGCTGCATTAAAAACTATAAATGAAAATGGTGTTAATTCGCAGGCGAACTATAAAATTCCACACCTTGCAGACCATAACTACAACACTGACAATATAATAGGAAAATTAACGGTATTAGATGAGCGAATAATTGACGGTAAAAATGTTTTATATTTTGAAAGCAAAATGTCTAAAACTCAAAAGGGAAATGATTATTTAATAAAATATGAAGAAGGAATAATCAATCAACACTCAATAGCAATGTATTATGTAGATTACATGCCTGCAAGTAGAGATAGCGAAGACGAAAGCAAGCGTATAGCTTGGAATAATTATTATCCAGTTGTTTTAAATAAAGAGCGAGCAGATGAATATGGTTTTTTTTGGATAGTAAAAGAAATTAGATTGATAGAAATCTCTGCTGTTATACGAGGTAATAATGACGAGACAATTTATTTAGGGTTGAAAAGCGAAACAGACCGCAGAGAATTTTTAAACAACGAATTTAACGAGTTGTATAAAGTTTTAAATAACAATAAGGCAAATAAACAAGAATTGCAAAACGCAATTTTAAAGTTGCATAAAATACAAAATTTCACAAAAAAAATGAATTTCATTACACAAAAGGACAATTTTATTCAGCCAGTAAAAAAAACTACTGAAAAAAAGCAAGTTCCAAAAGAAATAAGTTTTTTTGAACAATTAAATAAATATTTACAATAAAAAACCAATAAAATGGAACAGTTTAAAACAAAATCAGCAGATGAGCTTGCTAAATTAACAAACGAAGAGCAGGCTAAATACTTTGCAGAAAAAACTGCAAACGAAAAAGAATTGCAAGAGAAAAGAAATGTAAGTTTTCAAAAATCTTTAGATAATATTTCAAAAGATATTACTTCAATTTCAGAAATATTTGCAAAAAAAGAAGATGTGAAAAAGGTGGAATCTCTTTTAAAAGAATTTAAAGAAAACACAAGTAGCAAGGAATGGTCGGAAGTAAACGAGAAAATTGAAAAAATTAAAAATATTATTATAGAAAATGAATTGCAACAAAAAAACAGCAAGCCTACAACTACCGAGCCAGAAGGTTTAAATACGCTTGTAGACAAGTTCTTTGAAGACGAATCTATTAAAAAATATTTAAAAAATCCAACCGGTTCGTCTCCTGAAATAACTTTAAAAACATTTGCATTAGATACAAATTACACTGGAAAAGTTTTTATTTCTGATAAATTATCAAAAGCTGTTTTGCCTTTGACTTCAAAATTGCATTTAATAAATGTAATTAGAAATACGAGGATGAGCAAAGCGTCTGCTACTGTTCAAAAGGTTGTTAATTGTAATAATAATATTAAATTTGTGACGGAGACAGGATTGGTTGCAGAAACCACCTTTGATGTAGAAGAAGTGGATTATAAAGCGAAACGAGTAGGTACATTTATGAATATTTCGCAAGAATCATTTAAAGATTTAAAAAAACTTAAAGATGATATTTTAGGTTTGTTGCCGAGTCGTATAGCTGACAAAGAAGACATGGAAATTATCATGGGAGATGGTACAGCTACTCATCTTGATGGTCTTTGGAAAAATTCGAGAGAATTTAGCGTTGCTGATATTTCATTTATAGCTACTTCAATGGTTTCGGTTGCAGGATACGATGGAACGTTGCATTCTCTTTTAACATTTGCATCAGACCACAATTTATATAATGGGTATAAATTGACTTTAGCAGCAACAACGAAATATAACGGCACGTACTCTATCCAAGTTGTAAACTCAACGCAAGTAATATTATTAAAAGCTGCTTATGTCGCAGAATCAACAGCAGCATGGACTGGAGTAGCCGAGCATATTTATAAAGATAAATTTCCAAATGCTAATATTTACAATGCTTTAACTACTTGTATAGCAGATGCACAAACTCAACAGACAGAACCAACTGCTATTATTCTTAACACGGCAGAGCGACCATTACTAAAAGCCGCTTTTGATAATAGACTGGTTATAGACCTTGAACGAATAAAAGGCGTAATATATGTAGATGGGATACCTGTCGTATTTTCAAACCACATGCCAGCTGGTAATTTTATTATTGCAGATTTACAGGTAGCTGTTTCACTTGGAATATACCAAGAATTTTATTTGAAAATAAAAGAAGATACTACTAACGCAAAAGAAGATACTTATACAATTGTAGCGGCTAAAAAAGTTGCATTACTGCCGGTTGATACACGCAAAATTATTAGAGGAAATATTGCTGCTATTATTGCAGATATTTCAAAACCGTAATAATTCTAATTAAAATATAAAGCAAAGATTAATTTCTTTGCTTTGTTAAAATTCTACAAATAATATACAATGAAAAAAGAAACTTTAATAATAACTGGCAAAGAAAAGAAGAAAAAAGAATTTTTAGTCGCTTGCGAAAATTTAGCAAACTCAAAAAAATATTCTAAAAAAATCAAAATAAAAGATTTTGAATTATCTGGAGAAAAAAAAGATTTAAAAGATTTTAAAAATGCAATGAGTGCGATAATAAAATTGAAAAAAGTCAAATTAGAAAAAAAATCAAATGATTAATTTAATAAACGAAGACGATTTTTTATATCCGATGGTTGTTGCTCCAAATGACAATGCCAGATTAGACGGAATCATTTCTGCATATCAACCTATTATTTTAAAAAAAATACTTGGAGAAATTGAATATATCAATTTTGAAAATGATTTTACAAAAGTTGCACCGATAATTTTACAAACTCAAAAATGGATAGATTTTTTAAATGGAACGACTTATAATTTAATTAGTCCAAATGGACAAAATTTAATTATAAATTATCTTGGAATAAAACAAATATTAGTCAATTTCATTTATTTTTATTATCAAAAAGATATTCAGAGCATAGCAAGTTATTCGGGAGAAGTAAGATTAACACCTGAAAATTCCACTCTAACTTTTGCTGATGATAGGATGGCAAGTATTTGGAAAAACGGAATTGAAAAAGTTGGTAATAACAAGAACTTCAATAAAGAAAAATACAAACCGACGGCTTACAATTTTTTATATAATAATAAAAATGATTTTCCTGATTGGAAATTTACAAATTTTAAACAATTAAGCATATTTTAAATGATATGATTATTAATGGAAAATATTTAGACTTGGAGCTTGCTAAAATAATGGAAAAAATTTAATGGAAGTATTAACACCATACGATTTTATAGAAAATATTATTTCGTTAATACGAATTAATGGAACGATAACAAATATTACTGACAATGGAGACGGCACTTATAATATTTTCACTTTAGATACTTCGGAGTTGTCAATTAGAGACTGGGTTACTATTTCAGAAACTTCAAATTTCAATAATGACAATGCACAAATAATTGAAGTACAACCGACTTATTTCGTAATAAGATTAACTGTAGGAATATTAATAACAACGTTTGGTAAATGGACTAAAAATAGTCCTTATTACGATTATGCAAGTATAAGAAATGAGAGTAATTATTTGACTTTAAAAAATCCAAATAAAATTTACAGATATCAAAAGTTTCCTTTATTTCAGTTGGTATTGCCAATTAACCAAAATAAAAAAGATAAAACTATAAGGGTAAATAATATGGTTGTTTATATTTATGGCAACCATGATTTGCAGAAATATCCAAGAGAAATTGATATGAATAAGTTTGAATATTGTAAGTTAAGGAATTTAGAAAATTTATTCATAAAAAAATTAAAACGAAAAATTACAAATTCATATAACTTTGATTACAATACAATTGAAACTTTTTATTTAAAAGATTATAATTTTTTCAATACTCCAATTGTGGCAATTAGAATGGAATTTGATATTGAATATGACATAAGAAAAATTTGTTAATTATTAATTTAAAATAAATGTATTATGATAAAAACTTGTTCGCGATCAATAGGGAGCATTAGTAAAGCTGAATGTTTTTCTAAATATGGTCAGATAATTGCTTTATTTTTAGACCAAAACAAAGACGGTTTAAGCAGAGAAGATGCGTTGTTATTAGCAACTTGGCAGGCAAAAATAGACGCAGAAGATGATGTTCGCATGATAGTATTAAACCCTGATAAGCCTTTAAATGTAACATCAACAAAAGAAGACAATACTTTTGTAGAAGGAAACACAGGAAAGAAAACAAGAGCAAAAAAGGGAAAATTTTCATTGCAGTTAGAATATGACGACTTAACGCTGTGCTTCGCAAGCTCTTTACAAAAATTAGATGGGGCAAAATTATACGGTTATTTTATAACTGAAAATGGAGCAATAATATCAGATGGAGACGAAATTAATACTACTCCAGTAGAATTGCAAATTTACGTGGGAGATCCTATACCACCAGAAAGCAATAGTAATGTTTGGACATTGAAAATTGATGTAGAAATTGTTCCTACTTCAAATTATTTTAAGGTTGCAATTTTACCGACAGACAAAACTACTGACGCATGGTCTCCATTAGACCTTGAAGGTATAAAAACTATAAAAGTTGAAAATTTAGTAGGCGATGCAACTGCCGGCACACTTGATTTTGATGTTGTAGGAAAATGTAGTGGTGCAGAAATTTCAAGTTTTATAACGGAAACAGACTGGCTCGTTGCTTTAGGCTCGGCAATATCTACATACTTGACTATAACGGCTATTTCTAATGTTGATAACCATTACACTTTAAGTGTAACAGGATTATCAGCCGCAGAACATTTACTTTGGAGAAAATCAAACTACGATTCTACGGATAAAGGTTTTGAGACTGATTTTAAATATTCAGTAATACCGGTAGCTTAATTTACAAATAAATTGAATGCTTTTTAATTAAGGCATTTAACTACTTAATCTTAATTATTATGAAAAAATTCATATTTCACAAAGAGAATAAATACGACGCAAGCAAAATTACATTTATTGCATATAAAAAATTGTTTCCAAACAAAACAGCATCAGATTTTAAGACGGAGACTGGTCGGAATGCTGAAAAATCAGTTAAAAAATCAGTTGAAAAACCAGTTAAAAAAAATGAAAATTAATTTTTAATTTGTTGTTCTTTGTTTTTCAAAACCTTACAAAAAATAAAAATTTTGTAAGGTTGTTTTTTTAAAAAGTAAGATATGCCAAAAGGAAAAATACCGAGCCGACTAAAAAGTTTGTATAATAAAACAAAACCAGATAATTTTAATAATACGTTATTTGGAATATTAGAACAATTTTTTAAAGAAAAAGATACAGAATTTTCGTATATTACGACAGTTCAAAATAGGTTATATGGCACAGGGAAATTAGCTAATGGAAAAAAATTAAGACCTTATGCTCCGATGACTGTTTTAATAAAAAAAAGGCAAATGGCAAGAAAATGTGAACTTTATAGCTCTTGGGACAATGTAACGTCTCATGTTACGCTAAATGATTACAATTATTTTTATAGCAGTTGGAAAATGATTGTAAATAAATATGAAATGAAAATTTGGGGGGATTTTTGGAAAGAGCCAGGTCAGTGTTCACCTGTTTCATCGAGAAGCCATCATATTGGAGATAATTATAAAGACAATTATAATAGGCAGGATTTTGAAACAGCTGTCTTGGGCATGACGGATTATGAAATGTGGGCTTTTTTAACAATAGAATTAAAACCTATTTTGATTAAAAAAATTTTACATGAAATATTAACAAAATGAAAAAAAAATTAGCATATACATATGAATATTATCAAAAATTAATATTAAAACATTCTAAAGACGGCAAAACTGATTACGATAAAATAGCCAAACATTTAGATTTTAAAAAAGTTAAAGTTATTTATAATGACGGCAGTATGCGTGTCTGGGACTTGTCCGAGTGGTTTTTTCTAAGAGATAGAATAGTTAAAAATCTATTAGATAGGGGACTTTGCAAAATTAAATTTCTTAAAAAATGAAACCATACAATTCTATAGATATTATACCAATTTTCAATTTTTGGAAACTTCAAACAACTGGAGAACTTAAGTATTTATATAAAAATTGGTTTGAACTTGACAAAATAGAAATAACAACTGAAATTAGCAATGCACAGAAAAAGATATTTGAAGGAATAGAACATATTGAATTTTATATTCCAAAAGCATATATAAAATGCCAGCTTTTAATGAATGATTATTTTGTAGAAAAAAACAATCCAAAAAGAAATAATGTTGAAAAAATAAAAACGAAATTCAATTTTGTTTTTGCAAAATATTTAGATATACTAAATATTAGCAATTATCAATTTCAAATAGGAAAATTAAAAAGCGACAATATACGAGAATTGCATAAATTTTATAAAGATGATAAAAAGGAAAAAAACGAAGAGTATTTTTTATCACAATTGATTGACTTTTATTTTTTAACTTTAGAATATAAGGCACGTGAAAAATGGGACTTATACGAAGAAATAAGTTTTTTAAGCAATTATTTGAAACGAGAAATTGACGAGCATAAAGTAACTGCACAAAAATATTTTTCAATAAAAAAAAATGCAATTAAAAACATAGAAATTCAAAATAAAAATGCCACAAGAACTAAAATTTAATGATATTTTTGACCCAGATGTTAATACCGGCTTATCTGATATGAACAAAAGTTTGGCAGAAATGAATACTCAACTTTTAAAAATGCAAAATATGAAAGTTGGTTCGGGAAAAGAATGGCAAGAATTGAATACTAATATAAAAATTGCAAATCAAAATTTAGAATTGCAAAACGAACTCACAAAACAAAAAACGGCTTTTGACAAAGAGCTTGCGTCTTTACAAAAACAATTAATAAAATTAGAAAAAGAAAAAGGAACGGAAACGAAAAAAACAACAGCAGAAGAAAAAAAGGCAATAAAAGAAAAAGAAAAACAAATAAAATTATCAAAAGAATTAAAACAAACTGACAAAGAATTAGTAATAGTTAAGCAAAAATTAGAAAAGGAAGCTAAAGACGGTAAAAATGTAACTACTTCTTTTAACAAAGTTATTGCTTTACAAACTCAAAAATTAAAACTTTTAAAAAAGGCACATGGAGAGACGTCAGATGTTTATTTAAAAGAAAAATCCAACCTTACCAAACTCAAAAAAGAACAGTCAAAATTTCGCAAAGAATTAAAACAACAAGAAAAAGTTGTTGAAACGGCAAAAGATAGCTTGGTAAGAATGCGCGACGAACTAAGCAAGTTGAACGTTCAGTATGCCAAAACGAGTGCCACAGGTAGAGCAAAATTAGCTCCACAAATAAAAAGTTTAAATGATAATATTTTACAACAAGAGCGAGCTGTTGGTAAAGCCCAGCGAAATGTAGGCAATTACGAGAGCGGGTTAAAAGGTTTAGGAGGTGTTCTTGGTGGAATTGGCATGGCAATGGGCGGGGCCGCAATTGCAATGAAAGGGCTTGAAAAAGGGCTTGAAATTGGCAAAGAAGCATTTGATACTGTTGTTGCATTTGAAAGTGCAATTGCAAAGGTAGGAGCTGTTTCGGGAGCTACTGGCGATGAATTAAAAATGTTAGAGAATTTAGCAAAAGACTTGGGTCGCAAAACAACATATACTGCAACAGAAGTTGCAAATTTAGAAATTGAATTGTCTAAAATGGGATTTGCTGCATCAGAAATTGAAAATTCGGCACCTGGTATTTTATCTTTAGCACAGGCTACCGGCGAAAACTTAGCGACATCGGCAGAAGTTGCTGGGGCAACACTTCGTGGACTTGGCTTAGAAGCGAATGAAATGGGTAGAGTTACAGATGTAATGGCGTTGTCTTTTAGCAAGTCTGGGCTTGACTTAACAAAATTTCAAGAAAGCATGAAATTAATAGCTCCTATTGCAAGAGCTTCTAATATTGATTTGGAAACTACAACTGCATTACTTGGCAATCTTGCGGACTCTGGGTTGAGTGGCTCTATAGCCGGAACTGGTTTAAAAAATGTTATTTCTAAATTATCAAATGAAAATTCAGCATTATCAAAAGAACTCGGATTTACAGTTAAAAATTCA